CGTGGGTGTCGTTGCGGGTGGCCCATTCGGCCATTGTGGGGGTAGTCATGCTGCGTCCATCCTCATATCGCGCTGATATTCCGCCTGATCCTCGCGCATCGCTTGCAGGCGCCCAGCGGCGTGTTCCAGCATGGTGTCGTCAGACGGGCGTAACCGCTCCTCAAGCCATTCGGGCGGCTCCACGGCCTTGCCTTCCAGACGCATTGCCTCAAGCGTCAAGTCTTCCACGCCGGGATATTCGGGCGGGTCAATCCGGGTGGCCGGGTAATAGCGGGACACCGTGTAGGACCAATCGGCTTCGATGCTCCAGCCGTCCAATTCGTGATGTGTGGTGAGGCAGAACATCACAGACCATCCCCCAACAGTTCGCCACGTCCGGCAGCGCGGATGCAATGCGCGGCGTATTCTGTGACTGTTGACCCCATCACCGGCCACCCGGCCCGCTGGCGTTCAAGGTGTTCTTCCTCGGCGGCAAGTTCCTGCAAATCATTCAGCAGATCACCGCGAAACTCGGCATCTTGGTTCATGACCCAAGCGCGGATCAGGTCCACATGGACCAGATCGCCATCGCGGATAAGGCGCAAAGCGGCGTCAACGTGTGCCAGCGTGGGATTTGCGGCGCTCAGTGTGGCCATGACAGCGCGGGCGTTTGCCTCTAGGATGCTCATTCCTCGCCTCCCATTGCGGCAGCCAAATCATCGGCGCTAAAGGTCAGGCGGATCGTCCGTGACCCGGATACCAGCGTCACAAAAGCCCGGTGACGGCGGCGGTGGATGTGCATGGTCATGTCGTCCTCCTATGTGCGGCGTTGTGCCTATAGGTAGAGATTGCGATATTCGCAACTTATGGTCAAGCCCCTTTATAGCGAAAAACGCAACTATTTTTGTGCTACTTGTCCGGACCAATTGCGAACCAATGCGACGCTTGGCGCGGCTAGACGCAACCCGCTAGGGTTGTTACCTTAAAACGAAGCGGTGACAGTAATGGGGATAGTCATGCCAGATGGCAAGTTTGCCGCCTTAGTGCGGCGCCTTAGCGCGGATCAGGTCAAGCGTCTTCTGGCCCAAGTGCTTCGCTTGTCGCCAGAAGAACCCGCGTCATCTCCTCCAGTAGCCGACGCCGATCCGGAGACGCAGCCCGATAAGCATCAATAAGGGCGCGTTCATTTTCTGAAAGTGGGGCCTCGGCCCCAAAGAAGCTGAGAACGAGCGGCACTTCCTGCGGTTGCACGTTCCGCTTGCCCGACAGCACCTTGTTCAGCTTGTCCGCCGATATGCCCATGTGCGCGGCAAGGTTGGCTTGCTCCCCGCGTCGGCCCATCAATCGGGCGCGAATCCATGTGCCGTCAATAACTTCCATGCCCGCAAGTATGCGCCGCGCAATCGCAAAATTTAAGGCGCGATAATCGCAATGACCGGGCTTGACAGTTCTTGCGATTATCGCAATAGTCGTGGGCATGATGGAACCTGCGAATACGATCATTCAAATATGTGGCGGCTTCAACGCCGTGGCCGAAATGACGGGCCGGGATCAAACCCGCGTCCGCCGTTGGACATATCCTAAAGACAAGGGCGGCACTGGCGGGCTTATCCCGTCCGAATGTCAGCAACTGTTGATGGAGCAGGCCAAAGAACGCGGCCTGCCGTTAAGACCGGAACACTTCTTCCGGTTGGACCAAGGTAGCGAAACGCTCAAAGCGGGGGCCGCTTAAATGCCCGTCCTGTTATCGCAAGTGTCCCCGCCCCGCCCCGCGTTCAAGGGGGCGGCGGCGCTTTTTGCGCTTCTCTGCCTCACGGGTGACGCGCAGGCGCAGGACGCGGTGACATGGCCGGGGATCGACGGCACCGGATCGCTCACCCTCACGGCTGACGGCGCGGACTACATCGTGACCCTTTACAACGTCGGCACAGGCCGTATCTGGGGCGAAGGTCTGGCCGTTCATGCGCTGGACTTGGACGGCTTCCGGGTCGTCGCCCAGGTCTGGTCATATGGAAACCCCGCGCCCGATACGCTGGTGGTTTTCCCTCCCGCAGGTTGGGTGTCAGTTCCCCCGCAAATCGACGTGCAGGAACTGCAATCCGGGGCCGTCCGGATAGTCATGGTCGGCCTCTCATGAACACCGCAGACGGTTCCTCCCCCGATCTGCGGACAGACCCCGGCCCTGATGCGCGTTTGCTCGGCGCGGCACAGGACCGGGGCACCTTATCCGACGAAACCATCATGGCCTGCGTGGAGCGGCTGATTGCGCTGCGTGACCTTCGGGACGCCAAGCGCCGCCACAAGGCCACAGCGGGCATTCTGGCGCGTCTGCGCGATGCAACACGGCGGGCGATGGCATGATTGTCCGCGAAGTCACCATAGGGAATTGCCACCTGATCCAAGGGGACAGCCGCAAGATCATTGACGGGTTGGAATTTGACGCCATTCTAGCCGACCCGCCCTATGGGCTTGCGCATCGCCTGCAAGGCGGAACGTGGGGCAAAAAGTTTGCCGGTGATGATTATTATTGGGACGCAAAGCCTGTAGAATTGGCCGCGTTTCGTTCAAAGCCTTCTATCGTTTGGGGCGGAAATTATATCGCGCTTCCCCCTTCGCGTGGATGGCTGGTTTGGTTTAAGCGCGATGCAGTCCAGACGATGGCGGATTGCGAATTGGCGTGGACAAACTTTGACCAAAACGCCCGAGTTTTTGATTGGACCATAGCGGCTACTAATGCCGAACGGGTCGGCCACCCAACGCAAAAGCCCGTCGCCCTGATGGAATGGTGCTTAGGCTTCCTGCCCAATGCGCAGACCATCCTAGACCCCTTCATGGGATCAGGAACGACAGGTGTCGCCTGCGTCAACCTTGGCCGCTCATTTATCGGCATCGAACTGGACCCCGGCTATTTTGACATAGCTGTCAAGCGCATCACCGACGCGCACCGCCAAGCGGACCTTTTCGTTGACAAGCCTGACCCGCGCAAACCCGTGCAGGAGCCTTTGCTATGAAGTTGGACGCGCTGGAAGCCTTTGCCAATGCCGCTGTCGGTTTCATGGTCTCATGGGCTGCTACATGGTTCGTCCTTGGCTATGCGCCGGGTCAGGCCATTGCCGTTACCCTGATGTTCTTTGGCCTGTCCTTCGCCCGTTCTTGGGCGCTGCGGGCCGTGTTTCGGAGGCTGGCATGACCGACCTTCTCCACTGGCAAACCGACAAACTCGCCATCATCCGGCGCATCACGTCGCTGGAAGAGTTGGACGGCTACCTGGCAGAGGCATCCCGGCGCGGGTGCTTCCCCGGCGAAATTGCCGCCTGCATGGCGCGGCGCATTGAACTGCAAACCAAGAGGACAGCATGAAGAATATCACGATAGCAGGAAACATCGGAAAGAACGCGGAAACCCGCACAACGCAGGGCGGCGATAAGGTCACAAGCTGGACCGTTGCCGTCGAGGATCGTGCGGCCAAGGAAAAGGTCACATACTGGTTTGACGTGTCCCTGTGGGGCAAGCGCGGCGAGGCACTGGCCCCCTACCTGACAAAAGGCGGCAAGGTGGCCGTAAGTGGCGATCTGTCAAAGCGGGAACATGAGGGCAAAACCTATCTGACCATCCGCGCTGAGGCTGTCACGCTATTGGGCGGCGGTCAGGAACGGCGGGAAGGCGGAAACGATTTGCAGCAAGGCCGCAATGCCGAAAATGCTGCCGACGATGATTTCGACTCCATACCCTTCTGACATGCGTCTCGCCGCCAAAGTAGATCGCAACCAACCGGAAATCGTTGAGGCCCTTCGCTTGGTGGGCGCAACGGTCCAGCCGCTTCATGCGGTCGGTAAAGGTTGCCCTGATTTGGCGGTGGGATTTCGCGGGGTCAATTACCTGATTGAGTGCAAAGACGGTGAAAAGTCGCCATCGCGCCGGGTATTGACGCCAGATCAGGTGGAGTTTCACACGACCTGGCGCGGTCAAATTGCCGTCGCTAATTCGGTGAAAGAGGCGCTGCAAATCATCGGCGCTTTGCGGGGTGAAATCTCGTGATCCACGCACATTCTGCTTTGCAAAACGCTTCAAATGTGGGTAAATGGAGCGGACCGGGCGGCGCTACCAACGCCTCTCCCGGTCCTGACCACGGCGACCTGTATGAGAGGTGCGACAGCATGGCTGATGCCATCAATATAGCGATTCCGCGTCCGCGTTCAAGCGTGGCCTTGAGCAGTGACTGGCGCTGCCTTCGTAAGTCAATTGAAGGCGACGGGTGGAAGACCCCGAACACATATTGCAAGCACTTTGCCCCCCTGCCTGAAGGTCCTGGCGTTTATCTTCTGACCGTTGTGGACATGGAAGCCTATGAACACGGCTTTGTTGCCTACGTCGGCATGTCCACCAACGTCCGCAAGCGGATTGATGGTCACAACATTCTGCCGCTTCTTAACGTGCCGGGATACCACCCGATGCCTTGGTTTAAGAGGGTGAAAGCTGATGACCTAAGAGCGGTCGAGGCGCGTTACATTCGCCTCTTTAACCCGCCTTGGAATATCTCTGGAAAGCAACGAGGGGTGGCATTGAATGTCAGACCCTTGGTTTAAGTTTTACCCGTCGGACTGGCGGCAAGACCCCATGCTGCGCATGTGCAGTCTGGGTGCGCGTGGGTTGTGGATCGAAATGATCGCGCTCATGCACCAAGCCAACCCTTACGGCCATCTCTTGGTTTCCGGCCTGTCCCCGACTGACACGCAGCTTGCGGCGCTAGTGGGATGCCCATCCGACCAGATCACCCCACTTGTGGGCGAACTGGAAGCGGCTGGCGTATTCTCACGCACGCGATCCGGCGTGATCTACTCGCGGAAAATGACCCGGATGCAGAAGAAGGCGGCAACTGCCCGCAATAATGGCCGTAAGGGTGGCAATCCAAGCCTAGGAAAATCAACGGATATTCTGCCGTTGGATAACCCAGAGGATAACCCAAAGGATAAGCCCCAGAACCAGAAGCTAGAACCAGAAGAAGGTAAAAAAGAAGAAGCTAAAGCTTCTTCACAAAAAAATCGCGGATCACGTCTTCGCAAGGATTGGGTTCTGCCCAAGGCGTGGGGCGAATGGGCAATCGGTGAAGGTTGGTCGGAAAGCCATATCCGGGCAGAGGCTGACAAGTTCCGAGATTATTGGGTCGGCAAGGCGGGCAGGGACGGCACCAAGATGGATTGGGAAGCCACGTTCCGAAATTGGATGCGCAACAGCAAATCCGCCAATTCTCAGCAAAAGGAAAAATCGAATGGATGGAACGACACATGGCGGGGCATCATATCCGACGCGCGAATGGCTGATGGGTCGGATTGTAACACTGTTGTCCCATTACTACCGGCCCGACGATGACCCCGAAATTCTGCGGGCGCAGGCGGCGGATTGGTATGTGGTTTTGAAGGGCTTCCCGATCTACGCAATCAACGCGGCGTGTGTCGATTATCTGGCCAATGAACCGCGCCGGAAACCCGCGCCGGGGGCGATTGTCGAACTGTGCCGCAAGGTGATGCCACGGCCCCGGCTTGGCGCTGATGACGACGAAAGGCTGTCGCTTCCCAAGCCTGAGCGGACACCCGAAAACAAGGCACAGGCCAGCGCAATCATGGAACGCGCCGGGTTTACCCCCAAGCGGCTGGACGCGGTTCGCGCCCGTCCGATGGCCCGCACTGAGGCCGAACTTTACGACGAGCGGCTGAACAACCGCCCGCACTGGACTGAGACGGTCGCGCCGGACAGCCCCGAAATGGAACAGCTTCGCCGCGCTCGGGCCGCAAACCCGCTCATGGCCGCTGGAATGAAACGAGATTGAAAGCGGGCGACGGATGACGCCGCCGCCCATCACCCAGGCCCATAGGAGGGGCCACATGATGACAAAGCAAGAAGTAATCCAGATGACCACCCCAACGCAACACCAGACCATTGCCGCCGCGCTCTGCGCCGCTCAGATGGAAATGGGTCCGGCTCTCAAGCAGTCGAATAACCCCGCGTTCAAGTCTAAATATGCCGATCTGGGCAACGTCATGGAAGCCTGTATGCCCGCGCTCAATCGGCACGGGATTGCGGTTATCCAGCCCATCGGGGAAGCCGATGGCGGGCGCTACGTCGAGACGGTGCTGGTCCACGCCACGGGCGAACTGCGCTGCCGTGTTCCCCTGATCGTGGCCAAGAACGACATGCAGGGGTTTGGGTCTGCCGTGACCTATGCCCGTCGTTATGGGCTGATGGCGATGGCCGGGATTGCGCCCGAGGACGACGACGGCAACGCCGCCGCCAAGGCCCCGCCGCGCTATGAAGCCCCGCCAGTTGTGGAGGAACAAGTGACGCCGGGTCTGGGCGATGCGTGGCGCGATGCCATCCTTGACGCGCTGCCGGACGGTGCAACGCCGCGCCAGAAGGCCGAGGCATTTGCCGCCGCGATCTGCCGGGACTTTGCGGCGAAGTCTGGCTTGAAGGCGCTAGAAAACGACTGGGATCGCCGCAAGAAAATGATTGACGCCTTCGAGGCGCAACACCCCGATTTGTTCGCCAAGGTCATTGACGCCTACGAAAACCGGATGCTGGCGCTCACGGGCAACCTTCACCAAGGGGCAGGCTGATGCCCCAAACCATCCGCCTAGACAGCCGATACTCACGGCAAGAAGCGCACCGGGTCATTGACGCCGCCCCGGCGGGATACGTCGTCACGGTGAAAGAGCCAAAGCGCAGCACGGCGCAGAATGACCGCTTTTGGGCCATGCTTTCGGACGTGTCACGGGCAAAGCCGGAAGGCCGCGCCCACACGCCGGAAACGTGGAAGGCGCTTTTCATGCACGCTTGCGGTTATGCCTCACGGTTTGAAATGGGGCTTTCCGGTGAACCGTTTCCCGTGGGCTTTAGGTCATCGCAACTGACCGTCCGTCAAATGACGGAACTGATGGACTTCATCGACGCATGGGGGACCGAACGCGGCGTGATCTGGACCGAACGGCAACAGGTGGACGCATGAACCTGACAGGCCAAGCCATATTCCAGAAACCAGCGCCCGCCCAAAAAGACCCTGACCACTTGGCCAAGGTCGCGGCCCTTCCCTGCGTGATCTGCCACGAATGGGGAATGCAACAGCTATCCCGCACCGCCGTGCATCATTGCATCCACGGGCGGCACGGAAACCGCAAAGTGCCGGACGCGATGACCATCCCGCTTTGCGAGGGCCATCACCAAGGCTTGCTAGACACAACCAAGATCGCCCTGCACCGCGAACCGTCAAAATGGAAGCGGCTGTATGGCGAAGACACCAACTGGATTTCATGGGTAGAGGCCCGGATATGACCGAAACAATCCCACAAATGAAAGCACGCCACGCCCGCGAACTGCGTCAAGCTGTCGAACGGTTGGCGGCAGAACGGATCACCCAGACACAGGCCGCACGGGCGCAGGGTATGACCCTCACGGCGCTTAACAACATCATCCGGCGGGCGGGCATATTCTGGCCGGTCAAGGCGCAGGGAGTGCGGCAATGAGCAGAGAACCCGCAACGCACTTCCACGCCACGGAAACTCAAGCCGCCATTATTGCCCTAATGGCGGACGGGCGTGAACGCACGGCGGACGACATTGCCGCCCGGATCAAATTGCCCACGTCGAGCGTTAAGGGGCACCTCGGGCACATGGTCAAGATCAACACCATTGTTTCGGAGCGCCTTGAAGGCGGTTCGGTCTACTGGCTGCCAAAGCAAAAGGCCCCCAAGCCGAAAGCCCCGCGCAAGCCAAAGGCCCCGCAAATCGAGTTGTCAAATGTCGCTGCGTTGAACGTTGCCACGATTGAGCGGTTGCAGGCCAACGGCGCGACATACGAAGACGCCTATGCCTACCTCTGGAACAAGCAACCCAAACACGGGCGGCTTCCGGAAATGATGCCGAAGCACGATTATTCCGCCAGCATCCAAGCCAAGGTATTGGCCCTGATCGAAGCTAACCCCGGCGTATCCGCGCCCGCTCTGCGTGAAATGACCGGCATGTCAAAAAGCAGCATGTCGTCGGCGGTGCAAAGCCTGTGCGTCTCGGGCAGGGCAAAGATGCAACGCGGGAATGGACGGCCCAACAGCCCGAACCGCTATTACCCCATGCAGGTGGCCGCAGAATGACCGCAGACCCGCCAAATCGGGCCGCTGACGGCGGGAACGCAGTTTCGGGCGTGATGGACTAGGGCAACCACAACAGGCCGCTGTAGGGCCGGAAAACGAGGGCAGGGCGATGATCTGGATCGGATACGCAAAAGCAGGAATGGAAGCGCAAGTCGTGGACACCATCCGCGCCCTGCAAATTGACGCACGGGTCGCGCTCAAGATCGAGGCGATCCGCCGGGGAAAGCAACGCTGGCCGGAAGCCGTGACAAGCGCGGTGTTCCCCAATTACATTTTCGTCAAATGCTCTGACGAAGAATGGCACAAGCTGCGCGATGTGAAGCACCTGGCATCCACGTTCTATCCCGTCGCGCCGCGCGTTTACGAACGGCTTGTCATCCCGATGCTGGACCAAGCCGCGCTTGACTATGCCGAACGCAAGGCCAAGCTAGAGGCGGGCGAACGTGTCGCGGAATACCAAGACGGCGATCAACTGATGATGCTGGCGGGCAAGTTGGCCGGGACGCTGGCGACGTTTCGCAAGTTGGTCGAGGCGGGGGAATACGGGTTCCCGGAAATCGTGGCGGAACTGCCTGCGACGTTGGGCGGCAAGCCTATCACGGTGCGGGTTGATCCGCTGGAAGCGCGACGGGTTGCCTCTTGACACAACCCATAGTGTGCGCCCATAATGCCGCAACACCGTCTGCACCTGCTGCACTGCGGTCAGACACGCGGACCCTGCTGAAACAGCGCGGGGTCAAGTCTTCAGCATGACATCACCAAACACATGAGGCCAGCAAATGGCAACAATCGAGATTGCCTTTCTGTCACCCATTGACAAGAACGGCCCCATTGACAACGCATACCCTGACAGCGTGACGATGATAACGTCGTCTGCGTCCAATCAGGTCAGCACAAACGCCGCTGCCGCAACTGGTGTGACTTGCCTTGTCACGGCATCGGGTGGCGCTGTCTATGCGGCAATCGGTTCCGGCTCTCCTGACGCCACCTCGGCCACGCTGCGCCGCCTTATCCCTGATGGCGCGACCCGTGCTTTCGGCAACGTCACGACGGGTCACAAGGTGGGCATCGTCAACGCTTAAGCTATCCCCGGCACCCCTTGCGGACTGGAAAACGACATGGCCGAACGCGGCAGAAAACCCGGCTTTGTAATGTCGGACGCCCATAGGACTAAAATCGCAAACTCTCAAATTCTCAAGCGTTTGATTGAGTGTGCAGAGGGCGATCTTGAAATGTCATCGACGCAAGCAACTGTTGCGCTTGGACTTTTGCGCAAGGTCATGCCGGACATGACTGAAACGATGCTCAAGGGCAGCGGCGACAACGGCGAACACGTCCACAAGATCGTCACGGAACTAATTGCAACTACACCGCCGCGTTCCTGAGGCGTTCGCGCCGCTCCTGGAACCCGCACGATACAAGGGCGCATGGGGCGGACGGGGCAGCGGCAAGTCGCACTTCTTTGCAGAGGAAGTAATCCTACGCGCCTTGCGGTTTCCCGGCGATCACGGCGAGGGCTTGCGGTTCGCCTGTGTGCGTGAGGTCCAGAAGTCACTAAAGGACAGCGCCAAGCTGTTGCTTGAGGACAAGCTGACCAAGTTTGGCGTGGGCGAGGCGCACGGGTTCAAGGTCTTCGAGAAGGTGATCGAGACGCCAAAAGGCGGCATCATCACTTTTGACGGGATGCAGGATCACACGGCGGAATCGTTCAAGTCGAAGGAAGGCTTTCACGGCGCTTGGATCGAGGAAGCGCAAAGCATGTCGGAACGGTCGTTGACGCTGTTGCGCCCGACAATCCGGTGGGAAGCGAACGGCGCTACCTCGGAACTGCTATTCAGCTGGAACCCGCGCCGCCCAACGGATGCTGTTGACCGGCTTCTAAGGTCATCGGCGGCACCGCAAGGCGCTGTTGTGATCCGGGCAAACTGGAACGCTAACCCGTGGTTTCCGGCGGTTCTGGAGAACGAACGCCAAGAGGACTTGAAGCACCGGCCCGACCAATACG